GGTCACGTCAAACGTAGATGTATCAGAGTAGACAATGTTAAAGTTCCTTAACTGGTAACGAGCTATCGTCACCGGTTTACTAGGGTCTGGTTTAAAGACCTGCTCAGAGAACGTATAGGAGAAGTCATAAGGCACTCCAGCATACGTAGGGTACGTGGTAGGGCTGCTTACATACTTACCATCAGCGTTCATATAGACAAGGTTATCATCTGTGTAAGGGACAGTATCAGAAGCAGACTCTAACTTAACGCGCCTATCTAATAAGACAGGGTGCTTAGAAGCAGTAACAGAAACAGCTGTGTCCTCTGACAGGTTAATCTTCTCCATTGTTATTTCTGTACCGTAGTCTATTAATAAGAATACTTCAGCTCCGTTAAAAGAAATATCTATAATGTCACCTTCCATCGTCCACTTAGACCATGAAGATTGAACCTTCTCATTACCGGAAACGTACCAACGATAAACGTAGATACATTTTGGATCCTTATCGGTTGTCACTAACAACGTATCCGAGTTACTCGATGAGGCCATACCCGTGATATTACCTTCAATGTAAGTAGGTACGTTAGCTGTAAGATCGTCAGCAGCGTTAAGCTCTGTCTCACCGGATACATAGTATTCACGGATGCCTAAAGCTGAACCTTTGTCTTGAGCAAAGAATACAGAGTTACCTGAGGATACTGGACGAACCTTTAGATCCGCTTCATACGTAGTCGCGCGGTTCACCGAGACTTCCTTAGGAGTCAAAAGTGTCCCTGCTGTCAGGTTAAACTGTGCCAAGTCAGCGAACAAGAGCAGCTGTTCAGCGAAAGGTACAGCAGACTTCAGGATAGATACACTGTCATTACTAACAGCGACATCAATGGGAGATGAGTCTAATAAATCTCTTACTGTTGTTCTAAAGAAGTTATAGAAACTACTAGCTTCCGAAAAGATCACGTTCTCATCTGAGAGAACACCTAAGCGGTTACGGTGGAAGAAGATGTCATTGATAGTGTTACCCACAAAAGAAGGGAAGGGGTTCGTATCATCATCACCGGCCACCCGATCAGCCCAAGGAGCTTTATCGAATACCCAGTAAACTTCACCAGCCGTCCGTCCGTCTGTACCATCCGATACAAACTTCTCTAGGATATGAGGCATAGTAGCTGCGTCGAGCTTGTTCTGAATACCAGCTGCAACTGTTTCTTTCCAGACACCTTGTCCTGTGTCACCGTCAAACTCAACGTAGAAGTTGTCTTCACCTTTATTGTTATCACCAATAACAGCTAAGTGAAATCCGTCCACACATTGATTAGGTAAGTCAGTAAAGTTCTTTGCCGTTTCCTTGAAGACCTTAAGTGTTGTACCACCAGTATCGTCAGCCGCCTCGATGTCGAAGTCGTAGTCCAAGGAGGACACAACGAACATAGGTTCATTTCTGTATGTTGCAGGCACGGTTAAGAAATTATCTGCTGGGACAGGGGAAGACGCGGATAAGAATACTTCGACAGATTTGGAAAGGTAATAACTACCTGCCCATTTACTCTCAGTTATTTCTACATGATCTCCTGCGGTAATTCTTAAGGCATTCCCTGTAAGACTCCACTCTGAACTACTTAATAACCTAGACCCTGATCGAACTTGGATGTCAGATAAAGGGGCGGCTGCTAATCCCGTGCTTATTGTATAATCTCTTATAGAAGATGAAGTAAAGCCAGCGCCCTTAGAAGTACGAGAGCTAAAGGTTTGTCTATCAGCTGTCGCGAAGATGGAATCACGTAAGGATCCAATAACTGTACTGGTCTGGAGGTTTGCTTCATCTGTACTATCGCCCGTAGATGTTATAGAACTGAACGGGGTGTACTCCGTACTTGAACTTGCTTTAGGTGTGATAGTTACTTCATAAGACTTCTTATAGTTAGCTTGCTTCAGATAAACCAAGGCCTCGCTAGGGCGAGCCGGTGGGTATATCTCATCGTCAAGTGCCACTATTTCCTTTGTGTTGAGGATAAAGTTAAAGTCCGCAACAGATGTCACTTTTAAATCAGAGGATGAGGCACTAGCTAGGTAATTATAGTCAACACCGGAGGCTAGTTCTACATCAAGTTCTGTACCTGCTTGGTCGAATACCTGAACACCTGTACTCTTAACGACAACAGTGTACTGCTCATTCTCATCGCGTTTATATGTATGGATCTTTGCATCACCTAAATCACTAGGAAGAGTGGCGATGTGTTCTGTAGGGGGCCGCTTTTTAAGCCCAGTAACAACGTCCGACAAACCGTTGATCTGTTCTTCAGCCTGAGAAGCCAAGCGAAGAGAAGGGGGTTGTTGTGACACCCCATTAATTAGGTTTGGGATGTTATTGCTGATTAAACTCATTAGAACACCTTTGAAGTTATAGAACGATTCATAGGGGCATAAACACCACCGTCATCAAATATATTGTAATCGTTTACATCAGACTCAGAATGTAGCAGGTCTAACCAAGCTACGTTCTCATCATCTGCTGTTAAACTAGATAAGAGATCACTACCTACAACGCGCTCTTGGAAGATACGCGAAGCTCGTATGGTAATAAAACGTCTAGCAGCTTCAGGTAATTCTTCAAAATCTAAGAGGACACACATATCAACCTTTATAGGCTCATCAATGGTGTAGGTATGATTAATTTTATCGTATAGTTTAAGACCACGTTGTACGTAGTCGTAGCTAGAGTTTCGATACTTACTCTCGCTTAAGGACAAGTCTGCTCTTATGCAATTCGCTGGCAGGTTTAAGTGTCCGTTAGAATCAGGGGATAAAGGATACCCCAACTCTTCGTTAAAAGACCACCCAGAAGATTGTACACTTCGGGAGATGTTTTCTAAAATCATTTCTGCCGTCTCAGCGTCTTGAAGACCCGATGACAGAGAGTTAATAGCAGCCTCTCCAATTACAGAGAGCATTACATTGACTGCTTCAAGTTTGGTTGTTAAATTCATTATTAATGCTCCGGAACGAAAAAAAGCCCCCACCTCCTCCACGTTTAAGGAGAAAGCAGGGGCTATGGCTTAGCTAGTAGTAGCAGTTAGTTTGATCGCACATGCAGGACGCAGGATATTGTGACCCATTGCGTACTTAGATACCATCAGAGTACCTTGACGGTCGATCTGGTATTCAGACTCAACGCCTAGATCCAACAACTTAACAGTAGCGGCAGCGTCTTGAGTGAACATCAAACCTTCAACGTCAGAGTAGTTACCTCGGTAGTCACCGTTCACAGTGGAAGTAGGTGTTACAGAAGTAGCTGACTCATCAGTAGTCGGTACGTGGTTAGACATAAGAATCTTAACACCACCGATCATTGGGACTTGACCAGTAGACATGCTACCAGAACCACCAACATCACGGTTCATGTAAGCTAGTTGGTTAACGTCTTGGCTACCGAACAGCTTGTAGTAGTTAGCAGGAGGAAGTACACAGACTTTCTCGCCAGTAACGTCCTTGCTGTCAAACTCTTCAAGAGCAGCGTAGATAGAGTTAGCGATGTCACTACCAGTAGAGGTAGAACCGTCAACACCTACCGCAACGTTGCTGGTGAAGACTTCATCAGTTAAACGCTGTGCAGCTGGTAAATCAGTAGCTGAAGTGATGTTAGCAGCGTCAGCAATTACTTTCAAGATGTTACGGTCAGCAGCGTTAGCTAGTGCGTAACCCATTTCTTTAGAGTAGATGCTACGAACGTCATAGTGGTTCATAGCTTCGTCAATGTTGGCGATGAAAGACTTAGAGATCAACAGATCGTCAACAGTAACGATACGCTCAGAGTGGTTGATCTTGTCAGCTTCGATCAGCTGGCCCGGAGTGTGGTACTCAGCGCTAGCAACACCTGTCATTGGGAATGAGGCGCTCTTGCCGTTAGAGATGGTACGTACACGGTGTAAGCCCATCGCGATGTTCTTTTCTTCAAATGCAGTCAGAACTTCACCAGCGAATAGTTTAAGGAATAACGCGCGAGCGTCTCCGCTTTGGTTCTGTGCACCTAAACGTGATACATTTTGATCAGTAGGAAATGCCATTATATTTTACCTTTTAAATTTAAGTTAAGTTTAGTGTTGATTGATTGCTTCATCATTCAAACACTTCACCTTTCCCATAAGATTGTCCCGCCGCAGCAGGGTCAAAGGTAGTTAGTTCATGTTCTCTTGTTGATAGCAAAAAACCCAACCCTCCGAAGAGGGCGGGAAAAGAGACTATAAGATATTTGAGCGAGATAGCTTTTCAGCCACTTGCTGCCGGTAGCCCGCATCAGTTGTGTACCGAGGGTCACGCATAGCAGCGGACATTTCTGCCACACTACTGAACGCGCCACCCGCTGATGTTTGACTAGCTTCACCTTGGAGGAGGTTAGGTGCGCTTCCTTCAGCGGTTTGGTAACGGGTCTGTAAACCAGCCACGGCAAGTTTCACCATATCTAAATCTCTTGAGCCTACAGCACGATCAAAGGCGGCGGCCTCGCTTTCGCTAAGGTTATCACCGGCCCAGTTGATTAGTTCACTGTAGCTCTCTTGCCCGCCAGCTACATCGTAGACAGCGGATTCATAGTCAGCGACAAGAGCTTCTTGACCCTTGATCCAACTATTGACTAACGAGCGTGATAAACCAGCGGCCTCTAGTTCTGCTAGAGATTCTTCACTGATACCACCATCGGTGTCATACTCTGCTTGAAACTTATCGAACTCTAAGCCTTTGGACTCTAACAGTTCGTTCACTTCATTCGGAGTTGTTTCTACTGACTCAGTGCTTTCCGTTTCGGTTGCGTCTGTTTCATCAGTAGTATTCGTTTCTTGTTTAGGTTCCTGTGAACCCATTTTAGACTCTAAGCTTTTATATGCTTCAGCCATTTGCTCAACTGAGGCGAACTTCTCCGGCAACCAATCAGGTCGCTCGCTTAGTCCGTTCTCCATGTTGTCAACTTTCTCAAGCATCGCTTTATCATGTTCAGTTGTACCTGCCGCTGCCTCTTCTTGGGCAGCTTCAACAGATCCGGTATTGATTGTATCAGTCATATAGTCTCACCTTAGTTATTCAGGTTGTTGTCCAGAGTAGTCCATA